ATCTCTGATTAAAGAAATGATTATTAGCTATTTTATGGTAAATACGCTTATTGTTAAATTGCATGGCTTTTGAAGGGAAAAGGGAGAGCCGAAAGCATCAGAATCGACGTAGATTGACACCTTATTTAACATAAGATAGATAATACGCACTCAGTTAATGCTTCTTTCGCTTGAATCGCACTTAACGACAGCACGCCGATTGACGCAGAAATCCTTGATAACCCAAGACTATCAAACTTTTTTGCTATCGTTTCCCACATCGCTTTTATCTTTGGATTGTCATTGCGATCAGCATGACACCCCAATAATGCTAGCTCGGGGTCAATTCCTGACTTTTCAGCCAAAAAAACGGCTTCAGTATCAGATATATAGCGTTTGCCTTTTCTCATTTCACAGATTCTAACTGGTGATAGATTCAAATCGTGGGCAACTTGCTTGTCTTGTACGTAGTTTTGAGCCTTTTTATAGGCATCTATTAGCTGACTTTGATACATAGCTTCCTCCATATCACTTCATTCTAGCTGATTAATTACGAATTTTCGTATCTTGTAATTACGTTTTTTCGGAATTACGATTACGAAAAATCGTAATCTATTGCTCATTTCGTTTATCTCTATGTACGTGATGAGCCTTTTTCTTTGACCACTTTGGGTGTGAGACCTCGACGCTCCGCCCTTGGTGGTCAACCAATCAGTCGAGGTGGTTGTCATGGAAAAAATCAAGATAAAAAACGCTGTAATACTGGATGCGGAAACTACGGGTCTGGACGAATCAGCGCGAATTGTTGAAATCTCAGGTATCAGTGCAGATTCAGGTGATGTGCTTTTTAACCAGTTGGTTAACCCTTTGTGCGACATCCCACAACAGGCTTATGCGGTACACGGCATTAGCAATTCCGATGTGGAAAATATGCCTACCTTTGACTCGGTATGGAACCAAATCAAAGGGCATCTTTTTGACAAGCAAATCCTGATTTACAACTTTGATTATGACTATCGCCTTATTGAGCAGTCTCTTTCTGACTTTGATTATCCAGCTAAAAACCTTGCACACATGGTCAAAGGACACTGTGTCATGCTCTGGTATGCTGGGTTCTGGGGAGCAATCAATCCTTTGTATGGTGACTACGCTTGGCAAAAACTGTCCAATGCCTGCAAGCAACAAAATATCGATGTTTCCGACCTCACCGCGCACCGCGCCCTAGCCGACTGTGAAATGACCCGCCGCCTGATTCATTCTGTTAACGCTCAGATTGACGAGGCATCAAAATGAAATTGAAATCACTGGCTACGCAAGCCCAATCATTCATATCTAACGTCATCCCTTTTTCTGCGGTGATTCTGATTATAGGAGTCATCATTTTCGCGTCCATGCATTTGGGACCTTTTATTTTGTCTCTGTATGAGGTTGATACGAAGAAGTATTCCAGACTGGTTGATATTTACAATGAGTATCCTGAGTCGCGCCCTTTAATCAAGCAGGCATTTGAGGATGGCGAGGTTTCTTACCAAGAATGGGATGTTATCCGCAGAGCGGTTGGTCCAGAGGGTCAGCTTGCCACTCTTATCGAGTCGGAGAAATAGCCATGGCTCGCGAACTGGTACACGATTTAGCAACGGGCAAACAGGAATACATTGATTTTGTGCCTGTTCATACCCCGAATTCATTCATTGGCAATGGTCACCGCCCACTTGAGCACAAACGTTTCGTGTCCCAAGCCAAACACCACACTCGTCGCCTCAGCTCACTGGCTGAACTGGTCAGCGAGTTGCAATTGCCTAAGCGTTACCAGTTCTCAAAAATCAATACGGGCAGCACCGAACAGCTTGGCGCGAGCTGGCGAGATGATCTTTACAAATCCTGTTACCGTCACGGGGATTTTAGTCGTCACATGGTGAGGGCGTTCACCAATATCTGCGATAAGAAAAATTTCAGCCAATCCATGCAGGCGCTCAATGCTGCCAATGACCGTTTGAATCGCGACGGTTACAGCGTCACGATTTCAGAGGAAGAAATCAAAGAGTTAGCGAAACGTCGCTCAAAGCATTTCCACCGAGTTCTGAACGCTATCCCCTGCCCCTATGAAAGCTTTGATACAGCGGTCTTTCTGATTGGCGAGCTGGGTCTGGCGTTCTCTGAAAATCAGGTTAAGAAAGCGAAAGACAACGATGAGCTGTTTTCACTGGTCAATCGCGCCATGGACGAACAGTGGTTAGTTCGCCAGCTTCGGCGCAAGTGTGCTTACGAGCTGGAACAGGTGGCGAGAGACTTGGCACTGGTTGAGCGCCATAAGCAGGTGTACTGCTCGGATTTTTCCGTCTCCCGTCACCGTGCTCGCTGCACCGCGAACAAAGAAGCGCTGCAAAATACCGTGGCGTATGACCAAGACAACGAAGAAAACTGGTTCACTCTGAGCGAGTTGGCCGGCAAATCTGTGTCAAACCCAGAGATACGCCGCACTGAAATGTTTGTGCGTCTGCGCGGCTTCGAAGAATGCGCGCAGGAGCTGGGACACGAAGCGGTGTTTTTCACTGTTACCGCACCAAGCCGCTTTCATGCGGTCAGTAAAGGACAATGGAACCCTAAGTGGCTGGCGGGTGGCTCCCCCACTGCCCGCCAGACCCACGCTTATTTGCTTGGACTCTGGCAAGCCCTTGGTCGCACGCTTTCCAAGAAAGAAATCAAAGTTTATGGCATTCGCATCGTCGAACCCCATCAGGACGGGACGCCACACCACCATATGCTGCTGTTCATGGAATCAGAGCATCGTGAGTTTGTGGTCAACGAGTTCCGACGCCTTGCCATGGAAGATTCTTCCAACGAAAAAGGCGCTAAGAAATACCGTTTCAAGGCGGAGCGCATCGACCCAGAAAAAGGCAGCGCCGTCGGCTACGTATCCAAATACCTGAGCAAAAACGTGGACGGTCTGCACATCGATAAAGACCGTGGCTCCAGTCTGGACGGGGCGCAAGCGGCTGAACGTGTTGTTACCTGGGCACGGGTCAATCAGATTCGTCAGTTTCAATTTGTCGGTGGGCCGTCTGTCTCCGTATGGCGAGAAATGCGCAGACTACGAGAAGAATTCAACGAGGACGACGCCATGTTTAGCGACTTGGAAGAAACCGAACATTACCTGCTGGAAAAGGTACGCAAAGCGGCAGACGTGGGTGACTGGAAAGCCTTTTGTTATGCCATGGGCGGTGTGTTTGTGAAGCGCAAAGACCAGCCCGTGAGGCTGGAATACAGCGCCACTATTGCCGCCCAAAAGCTGATTGAATCCGGCGAGTACTCCGCGACTCGTTACGGCGACAAAGCGCAAGCCCAAATCAGTGGCTTGATGTTCAAAGAAATATTCTTAATGACCCGTTTCCGCACTTGGAAGTTAGAGAACAAGAAACAGTTCCTGAGAGCGCAGAAACAGGTCTTGGATGGCGTCACCGATTGGTTTGACGCATTGGAAAAAGAGCGCGAATACGAACGCATGTGCGAGGAGCGATTCGCGGAATATGAACGGCACGTCGAGGCACTTGAGGAGCTGGAAGCATTGGTCTTTTGCTCTTCGGAGCTCCCATCGTCCTGTTCGGTGGGCGCAGCCCCGCCGGACTGGATGATGTGAGCTCCCTTGGACTTGTGTCAATAACTCCCCCTAAGTGAAACCGGAAAGGACAACACCATGAAAATTGAAGGCTTAATTCTGGATAACAGCGACATCATTCAGGAAACCAAAAACAATCGCAGCACGGGCGAAACCCAGACCGTGGGCAAGCTTAAACTCATCACCACCAACCCGACATCGACCATTGAGGTCAAGGTGTCCCCAGAGCTCTGGGCAGGTGGCAAAGGCGGTGAAGTGCTTAAACAATGCGTGGGCAATCGCATGTCTTTCGAAGTGGAATACAAGGAATTCAGCTTCGGGAACGACGAAGGAAAACACGTCTCCATGAACGGCTTTCACCTGTTCGCCCTGCCACAGGTTAAGGGGTAAGCCATGAGCGGCGAGCAGTTTAATGAACTCTGGTTACTGGTCTTTTGCACTGGTTGGTTCGTGGTGTTCCTGCTTGCCGCGATTTTTGGAGCGCAGCGCTAATGGACTACTCCAGTATCGAATTTATTATCGGCGCGTATTTAATCGCCGGAGTACTTGGCTATTCACTCGGCTTTAACTTGCTGACCTTTAAGCGAGCGGCTGAGGTAGCTACCTCGGGATAATCCCACTCAACCCTTAGATAGAAAGGAAAACGTTATGTTGAATAACATCAAAGACAAACTTGCCAATGGCAAAACTCAAATCATCTCACTTAGTGCGCTAGTCGGTGCAGCGGTCTCCAGTACTGCCAGCGCCGCACTGCCACCTGAAGCAGAAGCCGCGAAAGAAGCGCTGACCACGGCAGCGACTGACTACGTCAGCATGGCATGGACTATCGTGCCGATTGTGGTTGTCGGTTTCATCGGTATCAAGCTGTTCCGCAAGTCTGCACAAAAAGCCACTTAATCACACCAATCACAAGGCTGGGCATTGCGCTCAGCCTTTCTTTACCGGAGAACACAATGAACCTTTCCAAGACTCGCCTCTATCTCCTGCTGTCACTGGCTCTAGTGGCAAGTGCTGGAAAGGCTTATGCCGATTACATCACCATTAAAACATTGGGGAGCTATCGCAACCTCGTTACCGTCTCTGAATGCCCTGTGGAGGTTGGGCAAACCTATTCAGTATCAGGGCTAAAATCCTGCATGATGGGTAAGATGGGACGAAGGCGCGGTGCGTTTCAACCCGTCACCGACGTGTATTTGTCAGGTACGTATGTTCGAGTCAAATTGACCAGTATCAGCGGCGTGGCGGGTAATGGGAATTTGGGCACTGCTTGCCCCGACGATAAAGAGCCCGATGAAACAGGGAAATGCGTTGTGCCTCCGTTCGTGTGTTCGGAGCACGTTGGCGAGGACGCTCCTGCCACCAATAAAGCACCAAGCGGTGCCTTTCAAGCTTTAATGCAATATTGCGATACCAGCACCATGTGTGAAGCGGTTAGACAGTACGGCAGTTCGGGCGGTTCGCTCACCAAATCCTTTTACTACACGGGTGCAGAATGCGTTGGTGAATACGAAGATTATGCCGAATGTGACATTTATGGCGGCTGTGAAACGCCACCCCCTGAGCCAGAGCCCGCTTGGGAGGGCTGCTCTATCCCTTATGAGGGCATGGATTACATCTGCCCGCAGGATACAGACGGCGACGGGCGTCCCGATGCGGGTGCGCCTTTTGATACTCGTGCGTACTGCAATCATGATGAATCCGGCAAGTTTGGCTGCGTCGGCGGTACGTACACCCAGAGCGAGCCCATCACTGACCCGACGGGCACCATTAGCTCACCAAGTGGCGGCGGCAGTATCACCGACCCCAACACCCCACCTATTGACGTGGAGACCCCGCCCGATGTGGAGGAGCCACCCAAAGCACCGGAGGGCTCAAACGAGGACATCACCAAAGCGATTACCAACCAGAATCGTGATCTTAATAAGCTTCTGACCGACCTGAACAGGGACAACAATCAGAACTTTGCCAACCTCAACCGCGAGTTGGATATGCTCAACCAGCGTCAGCACCAGACCCGTGACGCCATCATTGAGCAAATGCAAAAAGATATTGACCGACACAACAGCCAGAAAGCGGTGGCGCTTGCGGTCGGTAACGAACTCAAAACCGCCATTAACGCCAACACCGAAACCACCAAAGGCGCGCTCAATGGGGTCTCTCGCACTCTGACCGAGAAAAGCGAGGACATCATTAACGCCATTGACCAGAATCGTTTTCACACTTCACTCGCGATTGAGCAGGAAGGCAACGCCACTCAGCAAGCGATTACGCAAAGTGGTAATGCAACAGTGGGCGCGATTAACGCCAATACCGACGCCATTAACCAGCTCGCTGAACACTTAGGCGGTCAGCCCTGTGAGCCGACGCCCGTCAATAATTACTGCGAAAATCCGCACGGCTTAAACAGCGACCACGCCAGCACCATCTACACCCAGATACACGACACGGTAAACACTGCCCATGAGACAGCGAAAACGGGCATGTTCGAGGAAATACAAAAGCAGATTGATGAGCCACTCATCGCCCCTACTGAAACCGTCGTGCGCGATTCGTTCGCGGAGCTGTTTGCCATTCTGGACAGGTCGAAAACCTGCTCGCCGCTGGTTTTTGAAACCCCCATCAAAACGGTATCGGTGAGCTGTCAGACCAGTGAATACATCAAAATTGTGCTGGGGCTGCTGATGTACGCCTACACCGTTACAACCCTGATTGACATCCTGCTGAACGGAGTGACGCCTAACCCAGCAGGGAAACCAAGCGCAACGAGGTACGCCTAATGATTGCCCTATTACCGATACTGACCACCGTCGGCAATTTTGCCCGACTCCCTGCCCTTGCGGCATTTCTGGGTGGCATCGCTTCGCAGGTGCTGACCTTTTTCGCCACGCGATTCACGCGCACGGTGGCGATTAATCTGACCATTGTCACCATGATAGTTGGGCTGGCTTACGTCACCGCTATGGGAATTTATACCGCACTGACGGGGTTGTCCTTTATCGTGCCGGATTGGGCGGATAAAGCCTTTGGCTTTTTCGTGCCAAGCAATGCCGTGCCCTGCGTCAGCGTGATTTTGTCGGCGCGTTTAATGCGTTGGGTCTGGGAGTGGCAGGCTTGGGTCATTTTGAGGATGGCAGCGTAATGGCACAGGTTTTTTTCGTAACAGGTAAACTCGGTTCGGGTAAATCCCTGTCGGCAGTTGGTCGCATTCGTGAAGCCTTTTATCGCGGCGTTCCCGTGGCAACCAATCTCAATATTAACCTGAAAGAGATGCTTGGACGCAATAAGCGCAATACCCGACTCTACAGACTGCCAGACAAACCCAGTGTTGAGGATTTGCAGTTACTCGGTTCAGCAAATAAAACCTATGACGTCAGCAAAGACGGGCTGATTGTGCTGGATGAATGCGGTACCTGGTTCAACTCGCGTACATGGAACGACAAAGGACGCCAGAAGTTGATTGATCATCTTCTGCATATCCGAAAGCTCGGCTGGGACGTGATATTTATCGTTCAGGATATTTCCATTGTCGATAAACAGGCACGCCTGGCACTGGCAGAGCACACGGTATTCTGTCGTCGTCTCGACCGCATGCAGGTGCCTGTGGTGTCCACAGCGATACAAATCGCCACGTTGGGACAACTCAAACTGCGTTTTCCAAAACTGCACATTGGCATCGTGAAATACGGCGACAATGCGCAGTCTCTGACCGTCGATAAGTGGTACGAATGGGGCACTGACCTCTATAGCTGCTACGACACAAAACAGATGTTCATGAACAACTACCCTCACGGCGTCTACTCTGTGTTGCCGTCGTGGTACACCCACGGACGCTATACCGTCCCTTACACCCTGAAAAACATCATGCGTATCACCAGAATCTATCTTAGAAAATGGTCGCGCTTGGTCATGTTCGCAGGTGGCGCGCTCCTTTCGCTGGTTGGCATGGTGGCATTTGTGCCCGACCCTGAGCCCGTTCAATACGTTGAGACCGAAGCAACGACCCCCGCCAAACCGCTTAACGAACTCCTTGAGGGGTACACCGTGAAAAGCGTGTTTAACCCACCGGACGCGAAACCCGTGTTCACCCTGTCGAAAACCGACGGCACATCACTGACCAGTCAGCAGCTTTACGAGATGGGCTTTGATGCCAGAGTCAAAAACCGCTGCAACGTGACTATCCAAGGAGGCGCAAGCAATGAAACCGTCTATTGCCCGTGAGTCCCTGACCCGTAACGCGCGTTACGAGCTGAAGCGATACGAGGAAACCGGACAGATTAAGAAAACGCTCTGGATACCGGAGCACTTGTCAGCGGAGTTTGAGCAGTTGGCAAATATCTGTTGTGAAAATCCGAAATTAACCCCTGCTATGCTGCGCGATTTGGAGACGGGTCGCCTAGCTTCAATTGAGCGCTTTAAGTAGCCGTCACTGGTGACGCTAAGGAATGCACCATGCTTTTAAAAAAGAAAACAAAAAAAGAAAAAAACCTTGTTGATAGCGGAGCGAATTTCACCGCTCACTGCGTGGGTTGGTTGCGCTGTGGTAAACCCTTGAATAAAACCTTCCGATGGACTCAATCACTTGCTCTGAGTGCTAAGAGGTTTTTTTCTGGGTTTTCCACATCCAGCAAGGTCGGCTTACTTCTCGCGCTCTCGGTTCTCATTACGCCCGTTCAGGCTGATGATTCGATATCGTTCGAGTCCAGTAATACGCCGATTGGTGATTTTGTGTCGTGGTTCAGCGGTCACACTGGGCAAACCATCGTCATGGCTAAGGGTGTGACGGGCTCGGTCAGTTTCTCAGCTACAGACCTCAGACCTAATGAATATGCTGCGTTTTTTGAGTCGGTGCTGCGCTCTCACGGCTATCAGCTTAACCAGCGTAACGGCTTTTACACTATCACCATAGATGAAGAAGAAGTCACCGAGCTCAAGCCGTCTAAGGTCAAACTCTACCGACTCAATCACGTTAGAAATACCAAACTCGTGCAGCTCATGGGGTCGATGTTGGCAGCGACTCAGGAGCAAGCCGTTGGTGGTCAGGAGATAAAAAATCACGATGTCGAGATACTGCCGACCACAAATGCGATCATTGTTACAGGCACAGACGGGCAGATTGAGAAGATAGACGCCATTATTGCGGGTATCGATAAACCTCAGCGTCAGGTGTTTATTGAGGCGGTGATTACAGAAACCGAGGTCGGCAGCTCAGAAGAAATCGGCGTAAACCTCAGCGTGCAGCTTGGCAACGCAGGGTTTGTGTCGAATAACATGGGGTATGACAAGCTCACTGACAACCTGCTGTTCTTCGAGGGCGGCGATTTCTCCGCGTTCGTGAAAGCCGTATCTAATAGCACCAATACAAAGCTGCTTTCGCGCCCTAACCTGCTGATAATGGATAGAGAAGAAGGCTACATTACTGTGGGTCAGAATGTGCCGTTTCTTGTCTCCAGGGAAGTGACGGACGGCGGTAAAGAGATACAGGCGATAGAGCGAAAAGACGTTGGCGTATCGCTCCGGGTTCGACCTCACGTGATGGGCGAAGAAGTCATTCTGGAAATTGAGCAGCAATCCGACAGTGTGAGCAATTCGGCGGTCGCGGCTGACATCATCACCAACACTCGAACGCTCAAAACCGTCGCTAAGGTCAAATCTCGCCAGACCATCACGCTCGGTGGGCTCATCTCGACCGAGCAGCGCTTATCTGAATCCGGTGTGCCCGTCCTAATGCACGTCCCTCTGCTGGGCGCGGCGTTCCGCTGGGATAGGGATGTAGAGATAAAGAAAGAACTTTCAATTGTGATAAAAACTACTCTCCTTTGA